ACCACAGAGAGATTTTGAGTAATGTTTGTGCCGGCGGCACTACCTTGTCCCGACAAACCTCTATAATTCAAATCGAAGTTTGTGGGTATCGCATTTTGCATATCTCTTGAAACTGCTGCCATTGCACCTTCAAAACCCACACCGATGCCTTCACCCATGTTTTGGCCAATTCCGGCAAACAGAGCTGAGGGAGATTTGATTCCGAAGAAGTTCTTGATCTTCGATACCACATTGCCGAAAAATCCGGATATCTTTTCCCAGAGCCATGCACCTGCGTCTGAAATACCCTGCCATAAGCCTTTAATCAGATCAAGTCCGGCTTTAGCCAGTTCAGGTACGCTTTCAATAATAGCAGTTACCAATCCTGCTATAATTTCCGGTACAGCCTTGACCACCTCAATAATGATTGTAGGTAGATTGGCAATAAGAGCCACAAACAGTTGAACACCCGCTAAAATGATCTTATCGATATTACCAACAATGGCATTAACCAGCGAGGTGATGATCTGCGGAATTGCTGCCACAATTGTAGTAATTATGAGCGGTAAGTTTTGAATCAGAGCCACTAAGAGGTCAATTCCCGCTTGCACCAACAGTGGAATCGAGCCGAGAATTGCTGTCAACAGCCCATCAATGATTTGTGGTATGGCCTCCACGATAGTGTCAATAATTTCTGGCAGAGCCTGCACGAGAGAAACTAAAAGCTGAATCCCTGCATCGATAATCTGAGGAATCGCGCTGATGATATAGTCTACAATGGCGTTTATAATTTCAGGCAGTGCGGCGACTAGCTGTGGGATTGCGTCAAGCAAACCTTGAGCAAGACCAAGGATGAGTTGAAGTGCCGCATCCAGCAGCATTGGCAAATTCTCAATCAATCCTTGAACAATCTTCGTGACCGCTGAAACTGCTGCGGGTATAAGCTGCGGTAGAGCTATACCAATACCCTCCACAAGAGCGGTTACCAGTTCTATTGCTGCGTTTATGAGCAAGGGAAGATTATCAATCAGTGCACCTACAATCGTCATTAAAGCACTAACTGCCGCCGGTATAAGTTCAGGCAAGAGGTTCAAAATTGTTTCCAGCACCTGCGTAAATATACTTGTGACAGTTTCAAGTAACAAGGGAAGCAAGTCAGCTACTGCTTCTAAAATTGCACCTGTTGCTGTTGGTAATGCCGCTACGATATTCTCTAAGACCGGTACTATGTTAGTGACAACCGCCTTGAAAGCATCAACGAGATTCTCAGTCAAATTTGTCATGTCTGCATTGGCATTGCCAAGTCCTGCTGTAAACGAGCCTAGTGCAGCTTGCAATAATCCGATGGATCCGGTTATTGTTTGAGTTGACTCCCTCGCAAAGTTTCCGGCATATTGCTCCGTGTTCTCAAAAAACATCTGCATTGCGACTTCCGCTTTTTCCGCCTGTGTTGCAGTATTCCAAGTGAAATCAAGACCCTTTGCGAGAGCGTAGGCTTGGATGTTGGTAGCGTTCATAGCAACACCGAGGTTATCCATCATGGTAAAGTTGCCCTTTGCAGCACCTGTGACTGCTTCCATAGCAGAAGACATATCTATACCCATAACGGATGCCATATCTGCAGCCCGTTGCATGGCTTTTTCTGTCAGCTCAAGGCTTTTTCGCTGTTCGATGCCTGAGCCTTGGAACAGTGCTCCCATTTTATTAGCAGTCGCAAGATACTCGCTTTGGGAGACACCAAGGTTTTTATATGCTTCTTCACCGGTTTTCTGAATTGATGCCGCGTATGCACCGAACACAGCCTCGGAGCCACCGAGGTTTTGTTCCAGCTCACCGAATTGCTGTACAACCTCTTTACCCAATTTGATAGCAGCAGCCCCGGCAGCAACGGCAACAGCGCCCATCGCTACACCAATGCCTTTAAGCACACCGCCAAGTTTCTCAAACCTACCACCGGCATCTTCAGCACTCTTACCGGAATCGTCTAATTCATCACCGAGTTTATCAGCTTCGATTGTGGACTGTTCAAGTTCCCGCTCCATCTCATTGAGCTCTGCTTGTGCCTTGTTCAACTGGATCTGCCAGTTCTGGGTACGGCGGTCATTTTCACCGAATGAGGAGGAGGCATTATCAAGAGCAGCCTTAAGTGTGGAAATTTTATCCTTCTGAGCGTCAATTTCTTTATTCAGAACCGCATTCCGAGCAGTGACTGACTGTATGGATTTATCGTTCTTATCGAATTGACTGGTCACAAGGGTCATTTCACTGCCCAGCACTTTAAAGGACTGATTGATATCTCGCAGGGCGTTCTTGAACTCACGTTCGCCCTCAATGCCTATTTTTAAGCCAAAATTGTCTGCCATGCCTTCACCTCCTCCTAAATACCCGGCGGGATAATATCGTCAATCGTTCGGGTTTTCTTCGGCTTTTCAATGCCGTGCCATTGCTTGTGGCAAGCCCATAAATCAAAAAACAGTCCGATTGGCATAAGCCAGAATTCTTCAGCGTCCATGCCCATCTGAACTGTTCCATAATAAAGAAGCCGGGTAAAGACTTCAGCGTCCGTTACCCGACTTCCGCGTTTTTTGGGGTTTCTTCCTCGCTCTCCACATCGCGCTTTGTACCTTTAAACATCGCCTCTGTAATAGCGTTTTTATATGCCGCCAAGTCAAGCGGTGAAGTGAGAATTTCTACTTCCTCCTCAGTGAGAAGTTCCTCCGGTGCGTTCTTATTCTTAAGGTTTCGTATTAAGATTGACTGGTTTGCCAGTAGCGTAATCAGCCAAACAATCTCATCGAGAGCCATTTCGAAGTTCTCGGATTTCATCAGTTTTTCTCCGAGGTTTTCAAGACCGCCGTAACGACCGGCAATCGCTTTAGTCGCACGTGTGGTCAGAACCAGTTCATAGTCTTTACCGCCTATGCTGATTACGGCGCTTCTTTCATTTTCCATAGTTTAATCCTCCTAAGGCTCCGGCGTGTAGACCGGCTCGTAAACTTCAGTAAACCAACCGGTGATTGTAGACGATGAAATACCTGCGTCACCTTCAGTAACTTCCGCTTTCCATGGGTGCTTACCCATACCATCGAGTTTGTTCCTGCGCATGACCGTTCCTTCGATGGTCGGCGTGGAGAAGGTTATGGAATCCGCCTTTGTCTGCAGGTTTGTTGCAGGCAGACCGAACTTCACGCGATAGAGCCAGAAGTATCGGTATGTGCCGTTGGCCTTTTGCGCACGAAAACCTACTGCTACAGGTGTACCCACATTCTCGCTGGCGGAGATTAGCACGCCATTGTCATCAGTGGATGCGCCGGTCAGATCCGCTGCGACAGTTGGGCCAATGTCATCAACACCGAGGGTAAGAGTGCCGCTATTAAAGTCTTTTACAACTTCTGCGGCGCCGTCGTCTGCATATAGAATTGCCTCAACCAGTTCCACCGAAAGCTCGGCAGTGATGGCCTTAGCAAGCACCGAAGGTGTAGCATAGGTTTCTTCACCGTTTGTGTCTTCGGTTATCTTTGAATAGTACAGTCTGTCAAGACCGATAGTTGCCATGTGTTATTCCTCCAATCCATAGTTTGGTGTTACGCTGTAACACTTGCCACAATCAATGGCGTAATGATGATATCCGGTATCGTCCTCGTGTCCGATGTACCGTCGTTCAGTCACAGTAATATCTGCATTCAGTAAAGCCGTTATAATCTGCCTTTTCCGCTGCTGGTAATTTCCTTTTGAAAACAGAGATATCCGCACTTCCTGCACATCAAAGCCGGGGCGGTTATCGGAATGGACTTCAAACATGTCCGTCAGAGGGATAAAGACCAGATATTCGTCAGGAGGTACACCGCTGAATACACCGGTTTCGATAGGAATATGAAGCGGTTCCAACACTTCATTCAAATCCGAAAGTATACTCATATCTTGTTTACCTCCTCGTCAAGCTTTGCTTTCATTGCTTCGATACAAGGTTTTCTACCGGTTGTTCTCGCCGGTTTTAAGAATGGCTTTGCCGGTTGACCTGATTTCCCATATTCGATAATGTTGGCTATCTTTGCATTGCTGTTACCGTCACGACGCGGCTCGGAAAAACCGATCTTAATGTTGTGGTTACCATACCTATCTTGCAGGGCGGGTGAAAGACCTAATGCCGCTTCAAGCTGACCTGTTGAACGCGAGGGATACTTTGTGTCACGCCCAACGGCTGAACCCAGATTAGATTTTACCTTGTCAAGCACAATCTCACCGCCGGCCTTAAGTACACGAGGGATAATTTCATCTGTTTTATCGTTCAACCGTGAAACCTTCAGAAGGAAATCCTCCGGCATTTTCATAGTTACTTTAGCCACTGGGTTTCACCTCCTTGGCGAGTACTTCAGTGTACATTCCACGGCCTTTGACATCCTCCACTGAGGTAATCTCAAATCGTCCGTTTTCACACGCAATAAGCATTGCGGTCGTAATGGTGACACCGGGAATACAGCGAAAACGGAAAAGGTCGGTGGCTTCCGAAAATGTGGCTCTGTTCGCCCACATTTCGGTGCCGTGCCGACCTTCCCGATACGCTCTGATGGTAGCAACAATATTGTCAATCTCAGTGCTGAAACCCTCCGAGTCATTTATGGTTACTTTCTCAATGATGTCTATAAAGGTGTTCATCTTTCCAAAGCTCATAAGCTACACCTTCCAATCCCGGTCAAGCCGTAGAAGTAGGTTCACCGTGTTCCAAACTTGCTGACCTGCCTGCACGCTATCAGAAAAGAAACCAGCCGTCGAGCCATCTCTGCTTTCATAGAAATGGCTCGCCAGCATGATTACTGCCTGTTCCGTAGTGGGTGGCATAGTGTTTTCGGTGTAATAGCCCTCAGTGACATGCTGGTAACTCTCCGCATAGGAGACGGCGGCTTTGATATAATGCAGAAGAAGACCATCATCTGCGTCATGCGCCAGGATCAGATTCGCTTTTACTTTGGGGAGAAGATTATCGGTTGTCATGCCATCCGCCTCCTTCCGGTTATTCTTCGTCTGCTGCCATTAGTCCGGCGGCCTTTAGCTTTGTGAGTAGTGCATTGAAATCCGCGACAAGTGCGGCTGTATCTTCAGCTATGCTGTCAGCTTGATTTGCAGCTGATTTTACCAATCCTGAGACCGATTCCGTAGCATCGGTAGGATATGCCGGAGCATATAGCTTGCTGTCTTCACCAATTTTGATTTCGACGGTATCACCCTCATCAGCAACTTCGGCCATTACACCGCCTAACGCGTCAGCTGTTGCCGCAGCAAGTGCTTGCACATACAGCTTACCGTCTTCACCTATTTTAACTTCGACGGTATCGTCCTCACCGGCGGCAGCGGCTTTTACTCCGCCGAGAGTTTCCTCAGTTGCCACGAGAAGCGGGTTGGCGGAGAGCCCCGTTACCGAGGCTCCTTCCTTTATTTCCAACGTTCCGCCGATAACAGTTTTTTCACCGCCTTGTTCGGTGTAGTTCTTTGTGTTGTAACCCATGTCGCACCTCCGTTACGCTTTTTGCTGGAGAACCTTGATGGCCTCCGGCAGAATCAATTTGCCGTCTACACGCTGGGTAGCCATAAAGCCCACTTGACCTGTAGTAGCGAAAAGCTCGTTCAAACGCTTGAAGGAGCGCCCCTGTCTATCGGCAATCCAATAATACTTGAAATCGCCGAAAGCGATGGTCTTCGCACCGGCTTCAATTGTCGGTACATATGCAGACGTGTAGACGGGGCGGTTTAGGATGGTATCGGGAGTACCCGCAGTCAAAGAAGGCTGCCACAGATATTGCCCCTGACCGTCCTTCAACTTACGAATCGCCTTAACCGTGGAGTCGTTCATCACGAACACAGCCTTTTTGCGGTAAGGAGATTTTAAGGAATAGAAGAGGTCTATAACCTCATCAACCGTAATTGCGGTTGCGCCTGTGGTAGTAACTCCAAGCTGTGCGCCACCTGTTGCAGCGAAAATACCTGTAGGCTTACCGGAACCGTCGCCCACAAAGAAGGCTTCTTCTTCCTTAGATCCGATACGGCGGGCAAATTCGGTGCTGATATAGCTCGGTAGATCAAAGACCGAATCGTTGAGCAGTTCATCAGACACCTTAATGAAGGTACCAAGTTTGTATGCTCCGATAGAGGTCTGACCGAAAACCTCATCGGTATCGGGATAGAGTTCCTCTTCGTCCAGCCATGAGGCTGTACCGTGTGTAGTGACTACCGGGATTTTGCGGTCACCGCTGGAGGTCTGAATGATTTTTGCCAGCTTACGGAAAATATTTTCTTCCTCTAAAGACTGTACGAGTGTGCGTTCAAACTCATCCGGTACAAGGTAGCCGCCCTCGCTGTCTTCTCCGACTTCCAAAGCGTTTCTAATATCATAATGCGGATTTTTAGAGCGCATCACGTTCCAGAACGCCTTTTTGTATTCATCTGAAGCTCTCCCTGTTTTGGTATCAGCACCGGGAACGGCGGGTTTGGCTGTTAGAGGAGTGTTCAGTGGCTTTGATAGCTCACGATCAAGGGCTTCCTGTTTTTCAAGTCGTTCAATTTCCTTACCAAGAGCTACAACATCGGCTTCCATTTTGTCGTAGGTAGCGGTATCT